AATTTAACGCCGGGGTTTGTCGCGGCAGCGGGTTGTGATACCTTCGACCGGCCGCGATGAACGCGGCTCTTGCGCGCTCATCGCGCTCGAACGAACCGTATCCCGAGAATGGGGGAATCATGAATCATCGGAAGAAACTGATTCAGGGCATTCGCGCCGGACTCGTGGCGCTGTCAATCGGCCTGGTGACTGCGTGCGCCTCCTCGAAGATCTCGTCGCACCCCGTTTCCGGCCAGCAGCATGCCGTCAAGGTGATTGCCTTTGCCCCCGGCGGCGGCATGCTATCCGAAGCGGTTGGCGTTGAGCTTTCGAACATGGGGTTTGTCATCGTAGACGCCTCAAGTACTTCGAGCCTGCTGGTGCGGATGAATCTGAATGAAATGCAGATCAACCGACCGGAGTCTTTGGCTAGATTCCGAAACCAGGGCATCGATGCGATTCTCGTCGTCCGCGCCGCCGGCGGATACGATCAGCAGCCGCAAAGCGCCAGCGCCCGGATGAGCAGTACGCAAACTGGGCAGATTCTCGCCGGCGTGACCTGGCAAAACGGCTTCGGCGGGGTGGCCGGATCGCCGGCCGATCGCATCATGCGCAAGGGGTTGGGCGACGCGGCCTCGGAAATCGCAGCGGCCCTTGCTTCGCGCATCGGCACATCGCCGCAGGAGCCTTCCCTTGTTCAGCCTCTCCAGCCGATATCCGCTGTTGCCGTCAACACCGCTGACGCGGTTGCCCCCCCGGATGCCGAAACGCTGAAGGTCGTTCAATTCCTATCGGACAGCGGCTTCCCGCTCGTCGGCCAGCCTGTGCGCTTCAAGCAGAAGGGCAGTGTCACCCTCTACGAGGCGCGCGGCGCCGGCGGCAGGCTGACGCAAGTGGCTTGCGAGGCTGGCGCCTGCCGGGTCAGAACAATCCACGATTGATCCGGCGTAGCGGCCCGGGCGTGGCCGTAGCCCGGATGTAGCCGTAGCCCGGATGTAGCGCCAGCAAAATCCGGGGAACCATAACCATCCTGACTCGCCATCCCCGGGTTCCATTTCATTCCATCCGGGCTACCCGAGCGCGTCGTGCATCTCCGCAATGCACTCGTCGCACCATTCGTCGAACGACACGCCGTGTGCGCAGGTGTCGTAGGCATCATCAGGCGTCAGGGGTTCGAGCATCTCGGCGATGCGCTCGGCGCGCCGATCGTCGAACGACGGGACGTACTGGTGGGGGTCGCTGGTCTCCTCGAGGGAGTTGGCGGCGCCTGGGGTTCCCGGATTTCGCTGGCGCTGCATCCGGGCTACAGGGGCCACGCTGACCACGCGGGCCACGCGGGCCGCGAGGGCCGCGAGGGCGGCGAGGGCTTTACGCGGGCTCACATCGTGGTCTCCTCGTCTGCTCAGGGCGTCACGCGGGGGGGGGATTGGCGATTGTCGCGCGCGCGCGGGGCTGCTGTGGCACTGAAGGGCTTCACGTCCTGGCGGCAATAAGCGCCCCGGGATAATGGCGGCATGTCGCAAACGCCCATCGGCCCCCTCGGCCTGCCTGCCCCCTCTGCCTTCTCCGCCGTCTCGGTGGCGGCCTTGGGCCGCGGCTCGCCGGCGGCCAGCGCTTACGGCGTGCCGGGGATGGGTGCTGGCCAGGTGGCTGTCGCGGCGCTGCGCGTCGAGATTCCTGCCGGCCAGGTGCCGACGGACGTGCGCCTGATCCCAGCGGGTGAATTCCGCTCCGTGGACGGCCGGCCGACCGACTGTTCAGCCTGGGTGATGGAGGCGGCCGACGGCGAGCGCTGCGTGGCCGCCATGGCGGCGCGCGAGTCGGCGCTGGTCATCGACTACGAGCACGCGACGCTGCACGCCAAGCGCTCCGGCAGCAAGGCGCCGGCGGCGGGTTGGTTCAAGGCGCTGGAATGGCGCTCCGACGGCCTGTGGGCGACGCAAATCGAGTGGACGGCGCTCGCCGCGCAGCATATCGCGGCGCGCGAGTATCGCTATCTCTCGCCGGTCTTTGCCTACGACCCGCAAAGCGGGCGCGTGCGCCAGCTGCTGCACGCCGCGCTGACCAATGACCCCGGCCTCGATGGTCTGACCGATCTGGCCGCGCTGGCGGCCGACCTGTTTCTTCCCCCCACCACCTCTCGAGGGATTGCACCAATGAATGAACTGCTCAAGAAGCTGTTGGCCGCCCTTGGCCTGCAGGAGTCGGCGACTGAGGCTGAGGCGCTGGCCGCCCTGGCTGCCCTGAAAACCAACGTGGCGACGCTGTCGGCGCAGGTGGCGCATCCGGACCCGGCGCGCTTCGTGCCGATCGCGACGCTCACCGCGCTGCAGGCCGAGCATGCCGATGCGCAGGGGCGCCTGACGGCGCTGACCGCCGAGGTCAGCGCCGGCAAGATCGAGCAGGCGGTAAGCGATGGCCTGACGGCCGGCAAGCTGACGCCGGCGACCGAGACCTGGGCGCGCGAGCTGGGCAAGACCAATCTTGCCGCGCTCACTGCGTTTCTCGCGGCGGCGCCGGTGGTGGTGGCGCTTGGCCAGACGCAGAGCGGCGGCAAGGGTTCGGCCGGCGCCGGCGGTGCGGCGCTCTCCGAGACCGAGCTGGCGGTTTGCAGAGCCACCGGCACGTCGCCCGAGGACTTCCTCAAGCACCGGCGCGCCGCGGCCTGATCGATTCCGACCGACCCTTCCTCACGCACTGACCACCAGGAGACTCCGACATGGCCGCTCTCGCCGCCGATCGCAACACCCCGCAGCGCGACAGCGTTGACTTTTCCTTCCCGGTGGCGGCGTCCACCAAGCTCTGGGCCGGCAGCCTGGCGTGCATCAATGCCTCGGGCTACCTGACCAAGGGCGCCGTGGCGACGACGCTGAAGACGGTCGGCGTGGTGCAGGTGACCACCGACAACACGGCCGGCGCCAACGGCGCGGTGAGCGCCAAGGTGCGCCGCGGCTGCCACCGCTTTGCCAATTCGAGCGCCGGCGATCTGATCGCGCTGGCCGACGTGGGCGCCTCGTGCTACGTGGTCGATGACCAGACGGTGGCCAAGACGAATGGATCGAGCACCCGCTCGGTCGCCGGCACGATCCGCGATGTCGATGCGGACGGCGTCTGGGTCGACATCTAAGCCGCCGGCAGCGAACCCCTTTTCATCACATTACAAGGAGCCCCACCATGAAGCGCCAACTCCCTTCCCTCGCCTTTGCTGCCCTGGGCGCGCTTGCCTTGCTGTCTGTGGCAATCCTCTGCGGCAGTCCGCCGTCGGCCGACGACGGCATGCAGATCCTGCTCGGCGGCCTGATCGTCAACCGCGACAGCCTCAACGCCATGTACAACGGCTTCAACGCGGCCTACAGCAAGGCCTTCGCCGCGGTGTCGCCGATGTGGGACAAGGTGGCGACGCTGGTGCCGTCGACCAGCAAGGTCGAGAACTATGGCTGGCTGGGGCAGTTCCCCAAGCTGCGCGAATGGGTGGGCGATCGCCAGGTCAAGAGCCTCGCCGCCAGCGGCTACCAGATCATCAACAAGAAGTACGAGGCATCCGTCGGCGTGCCGCGCGACGACATCGAGGATGACTCCTATGGGGTGCTGACGCCGCTGTTCGCGCAGATGGGACAGGCGGCCTCCTCGCACCCGGACGAGCTGGTGTTCCCGCTGCTCGCCGCCGGCTTTGCCACCGTCTGCTTCGATGGCCAATACTTCTTCGACTCCGACCACCCGGTGGGCGCCGGCATCGTCAGCAACACCGGCGGCGGCGCGGGCTCGGCCTGGTATCTGCTCGACACCTCGCGGCCGCTGAAGCCGGTGATTTTTCAGAAGCGCCGGGAGTACGCGCTGACCGCCCTCACGAATGTGGATGACGAGGGGGTGTGGATGCGCGACGAGTACCGCTACGGCGTCGATGCCCGGGTCAATGTGGGCTACGGTTTCTGGCAGATGGCCTACGGCAGCAAGCAGACACTCGATGCCACCAACTTCAACGCGGCCTACGCGGCGATGATGGCCTTCACCAGTGACGACGGGAGGCCGTTGGGCATCAATCCAACGCTGCTGGTGGTGGCGCCAAGCAACCGCGCGGCGGCCAAGGCGCTGATCGAGGCCGAGACGCTGGCCAGCGGCGCGAGCAATACCAATTTCAAGGCGGTGGAGCTGTATGTCTGCCCGTGGCTGACGTAAGCCGGTAACGCATTCCAGTGGAAAGCAGCGCGCTCCCCTTGGCCGCGATGTGCGGCCAGGGGCCGAACCAGAAAGGCAGGAGGCAGGACATGGGAAAGAGGGTCGAGACCAGCGGGACAGTCGCGACGGAAGCTCCGGACGTGGTGGCGGACGTGGTGGCGGACGTGGCGCCGGACGTGGTGGCGGACGTGGTGGCGGACGTGGCGCCGGACGTGGTGGCCGGCGAGCCGGCCGCCACGCACCGCATCACCGCCCTGCCGGCCGCCGGCTTTTGGCGCGCCGGCAGGCAGTGGCATCGCGAGGCCGAGGCGGTGCGACGCGAGGATTTCACGGGCGAGCAGTGGGCTGCGCTTGTGGGCGAGCCGATGCTGGCCGTCGTGGCGTTGTAATCAGTGGCACCTGGCCTGGGGGAGAAGCGGTGAGCAAGGGGAGTTGGGAAGAGTCTCAGGAAGCCACTATCAGCGGGCGGCTGGCCGTTGATCGGCTCGGTGGCCTGCAAGGGGGGATTGGCCCAAGTGGCCGGCTGGCGGTGGTCGATCGCCCCCCCGCCGGTGTGTCGATGGCAGGCAGGCAAAGGGAGGTGCGTGGGCAGTCGTTGTGGACGCCTGTCGATACGCTGGCCGATGGCGGCGATGGGGTCGGCGTCGGCGCGTTCGTCCGTTCGCGCAAGCTTGAGTTCAGCGGCTGGGAGGTCAGTCTGGCGGCGGGCACGGCAAACGCCAAGATCAATGTCGACAAGACGTTTGTCGGATCCTCCGTCGCGGCGACAGACGTTATCTGGGTCCGGTTCTATGTTCCCAGCTGGGCGGCGGGAATGGAAGCCACGCTATATTTGTCAAGCGTTACCAACTGGAGCAAATTCGCGTTCGGCGGATGGAGCATGAATCAATTGCAGGAGGGCTGGAACGAGCTGCCGATGTTGGCGTCGTCGATGTCGCTGAGCGGCGGCGAAGTGTTCCCGATGGTGCCCCAAAAGGCGCGTATGCAGGTCAAGAATACCTGCGGGGCCGGGGGGAGCATTTATATCGGAGACGACATACGGGTCGCCACCGGCATGCCCATGCTGACCCTGTGTTTCGACGACGGCTATACGGACCTGGTTCGCTATGCCTATCCCATTTTGAGCCGGAACGGCTTGCGCGCGAGCGTCTTTGTGGTCAGTGATTGGCAGAACCAGCAAGCCAGTGGGGCCATGGCCGACAACACCGTAGCGTCCTGGGAAGATCTCAGGGAGCTGGACAGTCAAGGGTGGGATATTTCCCCGCATACAACCGGGCACCAAAACGCGCTGAGTTTTGCCGAGGTTGGCACCATCGCGGCCGCCGGAACGGTAGCGACGTTTGCTGGTGTCGGGGTGTCTGGCGATAACACGGTTAATTTCGTCAGCGGCGGCACGTTGGTGTTTGATAAGCCGCGGGGGCTGTCGATCTGGTCGTCCGCCAACGATACCGGCAAGGCGTGCGTGGTCACTGGAATCGTCGGCGGTTTGCCGATCGTTGAAACGGTGCAGATGCGCAACGCGACATTTACCTGTACTGCCACCGAGTGGGATGTTGTCACGAGCGTTGTGATGGGCGCGGCGGCCGCCGGGACGGTGACTCTGCGTGCGGCCTACAACGCGCGTGATTATCGAGACATCGCGGAGCGGTCGAGGGATGCTGTCGTGGCGAATGGGATGCCGCGTGCCGCGAGCTGGTTCGCGTGGCCGCGCGGGGAATTCAGCGCACCATTGCGGCGCCAGCTCCTGTCGGCTGGATTCCGGATTCGTGGCACCGCTGAGACACAGACCGGGAATATCCTGGGGGGCGGACTAGCCAGAGATTTCCCCAGCTATTCCGCCGGCGGGTCGCGCACCTTGGGTGATGTCCAGGCGTTTGTGCAGACTGTCGAGGACAGGTGCGCCATTTCGTCGTTGTTTTGGCATCACGTCAATCCCACGCCGATGCCGATAAACGTGCTGCCGGCAACGCTTATAAGCGAGATCGAATGGCTTGTCGGCGAGGTGTACGCATCAAGACTGCGCTGCCCGACATTTTCGCAGCTAGAGCGCTCGTGGGTCTGATCACGTGACCTACGCCACCCGCGCCGACCTCGAGGCCCGCTACGCGCAAGACATCGCCGATCGCGAACTCGTGCTGCCCGTGCTGGGCGTCGATAACGCGCTCGCCGACGCGTCCGCGGAGATCGACAGCTACCTGGGCACGCTTTTCGCCGTGCCGATCACGCCGGTGCCGGCGAATCTGCTGCGCATGGCCTGCGTCATCGCCCGCTACCGGATCCTGGGCGATGCGGCCACCGAGGTGGCCAGGCGGGACTACGAAGATGCGCGCAGCTTCCTGCGGGATGTCGCTGCCGGCCGCGCCAGGCTCGATGGCGCCGACACGCTGGCTGCCTCTGGAACCGCCGGAACGGTGGCGCTGGTTACCGAAGATCGCGTCTTCTCGCGAGCGGCGCGCGCATGATCGCCGAGATCATCGCCCGCCTGCAGGCGCAGGTGCCCGCTCTCAAGCTGGTGGCCGGCGCCGCGGCGTTCAATGCCGCGTCTCAGGCCAACCCGGCGGCGACGCCGGCGGCGTTTGTGTTCACGGTCGATGAGACGGATGACGAGAACGGTCTCGAGCAGCCGATGGTGCAGGAGGTGAACGTCACCCTGGCCGTCGTGCTGGTGGTGCGTCAGGTGAGCGATGCGCAAGGCGCGGCCGCAGGCATCGACATGGAGACGCTGCTCAAGCAGGTGAGCGCCGGCCTGCGCGGCTGGGTCATTGGCGCGGATTACGACCCGCTGGCCCGCCGGCAAAGCGCGCTGGTGGCGTTTCGCGACGGCCACATGTGGTGGCAACAAACCTGGCTGACGCGGTACGTCGCGGTGGCTGTCGGCTGACTCGGGCGGTCGCGACGATGCGCGCGACCACGGCATCACGCAACTTTTTCAAGGAGCACTAAACCATGTCCATCACCAAGACCACCGGCCTGGTCCTCGCCGTCGTCAATGCCTACGGCACCGCAGTCGCCATGTCGGCAGTCACCAACGCCTCTGAGGGTGTGGCCACCCTGGCCGCCGCCCACGGTGTGGTGGTCGGCGACCTGCTCGAAATGACTTCCGGCTGGGGGCGCCTCGACAAACGCCTGGTGCGCGCCAAGACGGTCGTCACCAACGACGTGACCCTCGAGGGCGTCAATACCACCTCGACCACCGCCTATCCGGCAGGCTCCGGCACGGGCACCGTGCGCCGCGTCAACGTGGCCAGCGGCCTGACCAACATGTCGCAGATCAAGCTGATCAGCGCCTCGGGTGGCGACATGGCTTTCGAGGACATCACGGCCGTCGACGATGTCGTCGCCAAGCAGATCCCGACGATCCGCTCGCCGGTCGTCATGACGCTCACCGTCTTCGACGACCCGACGCTGGCGTGGTACACCACGCTGGTCGCGGCGGACGAAGCCGGCACGCCGATTGGCTTCCGCATGGGCTTCCCGAACGGATCCAAGCTGCTCTTCAATGCCTACGTGTCCGTGGCGCGCGTACCGCAGATCGAAAGCAATTCGACGCTGAAGACGACCATTCAATTGACCTTCGCGGCGGAGCCGATCCGCTATACGACGTAAGGACGGGCCATGACCAAGTTCAGGATCGATCCGTCGCCGACGTTTTTCGCGCCAGCTCGCATCACGGTTCCCGGGGCCACAGAGCCCGGCGTCATCAGTTGCGAGTGGCGCCACAAGACTCGCAAGGAGTTCAAGTGCTGGCTGGAGAGTCTGGCCAACAAGACGGACGCCGATGCCCTCGAGGAGGTTATCGTAGGGTGGGATGTCGTCGACTCAAAAGGCGCTCCCGTGCCGTTTTGCCGAGAGGCGCTGGAGTCCTTGCTCGACCGCTACTTCCCGGCCGGCGGCGAGCTTTTCGACGCCTATGTGAAGGCCCTGCACGAGTCTCGCCTGGGAAACTGAGGGAGGCGGCGCGCGCGCTGTGCGAGCCGCCTCCCGATGAGATGCTGAGCCATATCGGCGCCGAGGCGGGCGATCTGCCCGACGCCGAGCTGCTTGTCTGGCCCGACAACGCACCTGCCGTCGGGGTGTTCGTGGCCATGCAGACGCAGTGGCAAGTCAACGGCGAGGGAGAGCCCATGGGGATGCGCTACGAATCCCTGGCGCCAGTTTTTCAAGCCATGGGCATCAAGAAAGGCGCCAGGCGGCGGGCGTTTCAGGATCTGAGGGTGATGGAGGTCGAAGCCCTGGTGGCGCTCAGCGAAAGCCGGGGCAGTGACCAAGAAAGGACGTTAGCAGCATGGCCGACGAACTGAAGATCCGCATTTCCGTCGACACGGCAGACGCCAGGAAATCCGTCGACGAGGTGGCCGTCGGCGTCGCCAAGGTCGGCCAGTCCGCTGGTTCGTCTGCGGCTGGCCTCGCGGCCGGCAAGAAGGCGCTTGACCAGTATGGACAGTCGGCCGCTGCCACCGCCGCGGCGCTGCGCAATGTGCCGGCGCAGTTCACCGACATCGTCACTGGTTTGGCGGCCGGCCAATCGCCGCTGACGGTCCTGTTGCAGCAGGGCGGGCAGCTCAAGGATATGTTCGGCGGTGTTGGCAACGCGGCCAGGGCGCTGGGCGGCTACGTGGCCGGCCTCGTCAATCCCTTCACGGTCTCCGCGGCCGCCGGCGCGCTGCTCGCCGTGGCGTATTCGCAGGGCGACGCCGAGGCAAGAACCTTTTCCCGCACGCTCATCCTGAGCGGCAATGCGGCCGCCACCTCGGCGGGGCAGTTGCAGGACATGGCCGGCAAAGTGGCCGCCGCGACAGCCGCCACGCGCGGCGCCGCTGCCGAGACGCTCAATGACGCCGCGGCGACCGGCAAGGTGTCGGTCGATATGCTGGAGAAAGTCAGCCGGGCGGCGATCCAGCTCGAGCGCGTGGGCGGCCAGGCGGCCTCCGATACGGTCAAGGAGTTCGCTGCTCTCGGCGATGAGCCCGTCAAGGCGGTCCTCAAGCTCGACGAGAAGTATCACTTCCTGACGGCTTCTGTGCTCGAGCAGGTGAAGGCGCTGTCGGAGCAGGGGCGGGAAACGGACGCCGCGCGCCTGGCCCAGACCAGCTACTTCGACGCGCTGTCGTCGCGGGTGCCGGCGCTCGAGAACCAGCTTGGCACGCTTGAAGTCGCCTGGCGTGGCCTCAAGGATGTGGCCAAGAATGCCTGGGACGCCATGCTCGATGTCGGGCGCGAAGACTCGACGGCGGAGAAGCTCAAGAAGGCGCAGGCCAAGGTGGCCGCCGGCGGTGGGTTATTCACCAGCGCTGCCGACGCGCGCGGCGAGGTGGCCGTCTGGCAGGCCAAGCTGGATGCGGAAACGCGATCGCTGGCCGCGCAGGAGTCGGCCGCCCAGCAAGCGAAAGCGGCCAAGGAGTGGCTTCAGGCGGGCGAGCCTCTGCGCAGCAAGCAGGTACTGCAGGAGCAGGAGATCGCCAAGGCGCGCTTGATCGGTGTGCAGGCCGGCAAGACGGACGCCGAGATTCGGGCGCGGGTGGCCGCGATCAACGAGAAGTACGCCGAGAAGACACCGAAGGGCCGCGCCGCGGCGGTGCGCGCCGATCCGCTCGACGCCCTGCTGGAGAACTACCGCCGCGACGCCTTTGCGCAGGATGTTGGGCTCTCGTCGTCGACGGTAAAGGAAATCGAGAACCTCGGCGAGCTGTTGAAGCGCGGCAAGGTCGATGCACGGGAGTACGGCAGGCTGCTCGATAGTGTGCTCGACAAGGATACGGCGATCTCCCGAGAGCAGTCGCAGCTTGAGCGCTCGCGCCTGGCGCAGAGGACCATGGGCCAGTCTGTCGACAGCCTGCAGGGAAGGTACGATCAGCAGCTTGCCGGCTATGGCGAAAAGCAGATGACGGCGTCGCAGCGCGAGCTGGAAAGCGCGCTGCGCAAGGTCGAGGAGGCCGCAACGGCGGCACGTGAGGCGCTGGCGCAGAAGGCGGCTTCCCTCGATAGTCGAGACACGCCGGCGCTGGAAGCCTTCGGCGCCGCCATCGCTCGTGTCAATGAGGCCGAGGAAATTCAGCTTGACCAGGTGCGGCGCTTGCAGGCCGAGCAGGAGCGTTTGAACGGGCTCTGGGAGACGGGCGCCGAACGCGCGCTGACCAAGTATTTCGACAGCTCCAAGAGTGTCGCCGAGCAGACCGAGCAGGCGTTTACCCGCGCCTTCCAGGGCATGGAGGATGCGCTGATGAGCTTCATCACCACCGGCAAGGGCAGCTTCGCCGACCTGGCCAAGTCGATCATCGCCGACCTGGCGCGGATCGAGCTGCGCGCGCTGATGGGCAGCCAGATGGGCGGCGGCGGTGGCGGCTTCGGCGGCATCATCGCCGGGGCGCTGAAGATGTTCGGCGGCATGGGCAGCGGTTACGCCGGCAACCTGGCGGCGATCGCCAATGGCTACGGCACCCTCGATCATGCGGCGGCCGCCGGCATGTTCTTCGACGCCAAGGGCGCGGCTTACGGCAGCGCCGGGCGCATCGAGCGCTTCGCCAAGGGCGGCACCTTCACCAATCAGGTGATCAGCCAACCGACGCCGTTTCGCTTCGCGCGCGGCGGGCCTTTCGGCTTGGGGATAATGGGCGAGGCTGGTGACGAGGCGGTGATGCCGCTGGCCCGGGACTCCGCTGGCCGTCTCGGCGTGCGCGGCGGCGGCTCGCCGGTGTCGATCACGGTCAATCTCTCCGGCCCGGGGAGCAACCTGCCGGAGGTGCGCCGCGCCGCTGGCCAGGGGGCGCGCGAGGCGATGTCCGCGCTGGCCGGAGCGCGCCGCTATGGCTGAGTTCCTCGAGCAGCGCATCTCGGCGGCCATCGCCTACGGGTCATCCTACGAGGACGACTACGAGGTCGAGATCACCCGCACGGCCGGCGGCGCCGAGTATCGCAAGCTGGTGCACCCGTATCCGACGCGCCGCTTTCGGCTGATCTATCGCGCCGATCGCGCCGATGTCGGCACCAAGGTGCTCAACCTCTATCACCGCTGCTATGGCAAGTACGCCGGCTTTCGCGTGAAAGCGCTCGACGATTTCACGACGGCGGCGGATGGCCGCTCGCCGCCGAACGAGGCCGACCAGGTGCTGACGCGCCTCTCCGCCGGCGTCTATCAGCTGCGCAAGGAGTATGGGCTGGACGCGGCCGGCCTGGCGATCGGCCGGCCGGCGCGGACGATCTTCAAGCCGGTTGCCGGCACGACGCTGATTGCGGTCAATGGCACGCCGAAATCCAGCGGCGTGAGTGTCAATACGGTCACCGGCCAGGTGACGCTGACGCCGGCGCCGCTGATCAGCGACGTGGTCACCGGCGGCTGCCAGTTCGACATCCCGGTGCGGTTTGCCACCGGCGTGGCGATCGACCAGTCGGCGCCGAATGGTCGGCACCTCGACGGCGTCGAGCTGGTGGAGCTGCTCGCGCCATGAAGTCGGCGGTCGCCGATTACCGCTATCGCGTGGAGTGCCTGCGCATCGTGCCGGTGGCCGGCGCGACGATCCGCCTGACCGATTTCCCGCGCGATTTGACGATGGCCGGCGGCCAGGTCTATTCGAGCACGTCGGGGTATGAGTTCACGGGGCACAGTTCGACGGCCGGCTTCGCGCCGGACAGCATTGACCTGGGCGGCATCATCGCGGCCGCCGGCGTCAGCCGCTCGGCGGTGGCCAGCGGCCTTCTAGATGGCGCCCGCTGCTACGGTTTTGCGACAACCTGGCGCACGCCGATCGAGGACGAGGAGCCGCTGAGCGCGGGAATCTTCGGCAAGACGAGCCTGCTCGACGACCGCTTCCGCATCGCCGGCGTCTCGCTGGTCGACGTGCTTGGCCAGGGCGTCGGCAAGACCTACGGGGCGGCGTGCCCGAAGCGTTTTCTCGGCCAGGAGCCGGGCGGCTGCCTGGTCCCCGTGGCCGCCAACACGGTCACCGGCACGCTGACGGCGGTCACCAGCGCCAGCGTCTTTCGCGATTCCGCGCGGGGTGAAGCGGTGGATACCTTCGGCGCCGGCAAGATTGCTTTCACGACGGGGCCAAACGCCGGCTTGAAGGGGCTGGAGATCAAGAGCCATACCAGCGGCGGCTGGCTGGAAGTGCAGGAGGCGTTCTACTACCTGCCGACCGTGGGCGACGCCTATGCGATGACGCGCGGCTGCCGCAAGCGGCCTGAAGACTGCAAGTCACGCTGGAACGGCTCGGCGCTGTTCAACAACATCGTGAACTTCGGCGGCTTTCCGAACGTGCCGACGACCAGCCAGTACGCGAAGTTCGGCCAGGGCGGATGATGGGGGCGGCGGCTGTGCCGGCGGAGGCGATCATCGCCGCGGCGCGCGAGTGCCTCGGTACGCCCTTCCGCCATCAGGGGCGCCTTCTCGGCGAGGGCCTGGACTGCGCCGGCGTGGCGGTGCATGTGGGGCGCCGGGTCGGCTGCGAAGTGCTCGACGTTCCCGGCTATGGGCGGACTCCCGCCGGCGGCCTGCTCGAGCTGGCGCTTGCTGCGCAAGGCTGCCTGGACGAGGTGGCGATCGCCGACCGGCGCCCGGGCGACTTGCTGCTGATGCGCTTTGACGGCGACCCGCAGCACCTCGCCATTCTCGCCGATGGCACGCTCATCCATGCCTACGAGTCGGTTGGCAAGTGCTGTGAGCACCGCCTGTCGTCGTCCTGGGCGGCGCGCATCCAGCGGGCCTATCGATTCGTCTTTCGGGGCGCCGCATGAGTTCCACCGGGCAAATCGCCGGCACCGTCGTCGGTGCGGTCATCGGGGCTTTTGCCGGCTATCCTTACCTCGGCGCGCAGATCGGCATGATGGTCGGCGGTCTCGTCGACCCGCCAAAAGGCCCGAACGTCGAAGGTCCGCGCCTGGCCGACCGCTCGGCGCAAACGGCGGCCTACGGCGAGTTTCTCGCCCGGGTGTACGGCACGGTGATGCTTACCGGCAATGTCTTCTGGATCGAGAACAACTCGATCAAGGAGGTGGTCACCAAGAAGAAGAGCGGCGGCAAGGGCGGCGGCTCGAAGACGACGACGCGCACTTACAGCTACTACGCGACGTTCGCTGTCGGCCTGGTCGACTGCAGCAATGGCGAGCCGATCGCCGGCATTCGCCGGATCTTGGTGGGGCCGGACCTGTTCTACGACGCCGGCTCGACCGACCCCGACACGATCGCCGCGAGCAACGACGCCGCGACCGGCTTCGCGCTCTACCGTGGCAGCCCCACGCAAAGCCCGGATCCACGCATTCAGGCCGATATTGGCGTCGACAACACGCCGGCGTGGCGCGGCGTGGCGTACCTGGTCTTCTACGATCTGCCGCTGGCCAAGTATGGCAACAGCCTGGCCGGGGCGACGGTGCGGGTGGAGGTGATGCGCAAGGGAAATGTCCCTGCGGATTACAGCTACGGCACCAGCTACGCGGCCTACGGGTTCACGGTGAGCAGCCCGCAAATCGCCTTCGGCGCCGGTCTATTCGCGCTGTTTCAGAACTCGGGCTCAACGACGTATTACACCTCGCCGACCGGCGTATCGTGGACATCGAGGACGCGCCCGACAACGTCGATGGCCAAGCTGGCCTTTTGCCTGGACCGCTTCATTGCGGGCGACGCGAACGCGTTCTATACGTCTACCGACGCCATAAACTGGTCGGCGAGCTTGACTACCGGCTACTCCGGAACCGTCAATCAGTGGGTGGGCGCCGCCTCGCGCTACGCCGCCCTGCTCACCTCTGGGCCGACCGTGATCTGGTCGTCCGACGCCTCGACCTGGTACGCCGCGACGCTGCCAGGCGTGTCGCCGTATGACGCGCTGGCCTGGAATGGCTCACTGTGGGTGGCGATCAGCAGCGCGTCCGGGCAGGTGGCCACGTCTCCGGACCTGGTGACGTGGAGTCTGGTGGCTACCGTGTCCACAGGCTGGTCACAACTGGCGACCAAGGGCGGCGAGTTCGTGGCCAAGAAGTCGATCGCCACGGCGGCGGTGCTGCACTCGCCGGACGGCGTGACGTGGACGGAGTACGCCACCCCGCAAACAGTCGTCTCGATGCTCTCGCTGGGCGATGAAGTGCTGTTCATCGACTCGCATTCCGAGGCGTACACCAGCGGCATCGGGGAGACGGACTGGGAGCTTGAACTTGTCGGTATGGGCAGTTTTTCCACGGCCTGGCGAGGCATGGCGTGGAACGGCTCCGACCGCATCCTCACCACCAAAGCCACGGTCGACGACAAGTATCTGATCAGCCGCACGCTGGTGACGCCGGGGGCCTCGGCGATTACCTACCTGTCCGAAATCGTGTCCGCAGAGTGCCTGCAGTCCGGCCTGCTGTCCGCCGGCGACCTCGATGTCACTGCCTTGACCAGTCAGGTGCCGGGCTATCGTATTGGCCGGCTGGGCACCATCCGCTCGGCCCTCGAGCCCTTGCAACTGGCCTGGCCGTTCGATGTGGTGCAGCGCGGCTACAAGGTCGTTTTCGTGCCGCGCGGCGGGGCGTCTGTGGTGACTTTGGCGGCGACCGATCTGGACGCTCGCGGGGATGGCGAATCCCCTGGCGTGCAGATCACGCAGTCGCGCGAGATGGATTCACAACTGCCCCAGCGCGTGACGATAAGGCACCTCGACCTGGGGCGAGAGTACGAGACCGGTGAGCAATCCGCGGCCCGGATCAGTACGTCCGCCGTAAATCAGCAGACGCACGAGCTGCCCATTGCGCTTACCGCCACCGCAGCCGCCGGCGTGGCCGAGGTGCTGCTGTTCCTGGCCTGGATGGAGCGCGTCGACATCGCCTTCACGCTGCCGCCCAGCTATCTGCAACTGCAGCCCGGGGACGTGTGCACCCTGCCGACGCCAGAAGGCGCGGTGGCCGTTCGGCTGACCAGCATCAACTACGCGAGCGATGGGCGCCTTGAATGCCAGGCCCGACTCTCACGCGCCGCCGTCTACACTCCGGCAGCGATCGGCGTTCCCGGGGCCGTCGTCGGCGCCTCGACGATCGCCAGAATTGGCGCGTCGAACTACGTCCTGATGGACATCCCGCTGGTGCATTTCGGCCAGAACAGCGCCGGCTTCTGCGCGGCGATGTCGGGGCAATATGCGAGCTGGCGCGATGGCGTGCTGATGGTCTCCACCGACGCCGGCGCCACCTGGGATGCTCTGCAGGATTTCGGCTCGCCAGGCGCCACGATGGGCGTGGCGACGAACTCGATCGGCAGCGTCGACGCGCGCATCATCGACAGCGCCAGCCAGCTGGCCGTGACGCTGTCCAACGGCGAGCTATTCGACGTGTCGCACCTGGCCTTGCTCGGCGGCGCCAATCTCCTGGCGTATGGCGCGGATGGGCGATGGGAGATCATCGCCGCACAGATCTGCACTCTGGTCACTGGCAGCAGCTACCTGCTGACCAATATGCGGCGCGGCCTGTTCGGCTCCGAGTGGGCCATGGGCCTGCACGCTGTCGGTGATACCGTCGTTCTGCTTGATGCCGACGACGTGGAGTTCATCGCCAGCAGCTCGGGCGCAATCGGCCTGACGCGAGCCTATCGAGGCATCACCGGCGACCGCGACATCAGCACGGACAGCAATCGCAATTTCGCCTATCTCGGCGTTAATCTGAAGCCCCTGGCGCCAATTTACCCTACCGGCAACCGTGACGCGGCAAGCAATGATTGGTCGGTCTCATGGCTGCGCCGCACACGCACCGGCGGCGAGTGGCGCGACTACGTCGACGCCGATCTGGGCGAGGCAAGCGAGCGCTACGATGTCGACATTTATGCCGACGGCAGTTATGCGGCGATCAAGCGAACGATCGGCGTGTCGGCTCCGACGTGCGGATACAGCAGCGCCGACCAGGTCGCCGACTTCGGGTCCAACCAGGGCACGCTGTATCTCAAAATCTACCAGCTTTCCGCCGTCGTCGGCCGCGGCTATCCCCTCACCATCAGCCTGACGAGGTAAGCGAAAATGTCGTCCAGTACCCCGATTCTCGACCTTCTCTCGCAGTCGCAAGCGAGCAAGGAATTGACCGCCAACGACCTCTTCAACGCCGGCAGTCCGGCCACGATTTTCGCGCGTCGCGAAAAGCTCTGCTCCGGTCTGAATTGGTTCTACTACGGCGGCGTGATGTTGGTCGACGGCGTCCTGACGACTGTCGACAACAACACATCGGCCTTGGTCCTGGCGGCCAACTCTACCAACTACATCCAGGCCTCGCGAGCGGGCGTCGTCTCAGCCAATACAACCGGCTTCACCGGCGGCTCCATCCCTCTTTACATCGCCATAACCGGGCCGTCTACGGTGACCAGTCACGCCGAAAAGCGAGCCTGGGTAACGCCATCCTATCTCCCCAGTCAAAGCAGTGTCGCGGTGACCGGCGCCGACGTGGATTTGACCGCTGCAGCCAATGCCGACAAGGCCCGCTGTGCGTACCTGACCACGGCCGGACTATTGACCGGCAATCGCAACCTGATAGTGCCAAACAGTTGGCAGGGAATAGTGTTCTGCAACAACACGGGGCCATACACTTTAACCGTGAAAACAGCGTCTGGATCCGGTGTCGTAGTAGCCCAAGGCAAGCGCGCCGTGTTGCTGTCAGACGGCACAAACGTGGTGCGAATTACCCCCGACGTTTAACGCCGTTTTCACGCGGCCCGCAATGGCCCTGGCTCGCCGCTTGCAAAACGCATAAATATGCAACGGTACTGTGCCAAGTAAGGCGCGAAACTGCGCCAAGTAGCTCCCGGTTTTACAGAAATGGCCGAGCAGCAGGCACAGCAGACGCTGGATTTCGTCGTTGACCTGTGCCGGAACGCTGGCG